TTCATCCGATCACCTCAACAGCAGCCATAACAACCACCAGCAAAATCAACTTAATCATTTCGATCTGTGAAATTAATTCCAACATCTGTCGATCCTCTCTATTTGTGAAATGGGGCAGCAAAAGCCACCCCATCGCAAAATAGATTTACCGTTTCCAAGGTGGGGCGGCAGCAGCCTGTGGAGCCGCCGCAGGAGCCGCAGGGGCCGATGGGGCTGCACCCGCACTTGCGTAGCCCTTAACGTCATTACTAGCGTCATAGCCATTAGACGCTGGGCGTACCGCCAGCTTAACCATCAGCGGCCTGTCCAGCAGTTCCTCTGAATTATGCAGCGGAACCTGCAAGGCCGCGCCAATCGACTTCAAAGTACGAGTCGCGATTTCTACTGCGGTAGCGTTGGGATTAATTAAGTTTAATCTATCGAAGATTATGCGACCAGCGTATGGCCCCTCAATCACCTCAATTTTCAGTTGAAGATACGATCCGTTTTGCGACTTCGTAGGCTTCTGTTCGTGATCCGTAATCACGCACTTATAATTGCCTGCGGGGATCGGCTCAAAAGATGGTGCCGCTTCCACTGCGTCGAAATTGATATTGCTAAAGTCCATTTGAGTTTCCTACTCTGTTAAATAATCTGCAAAAGGGTTGCGGTCAAAAGTGAACGGCAGCGGCTCACTGATGTTAAAACGATTTTTGGTGATGCTTGCCGCCTGCGGGTGGCAGATGATTTCGCGCTCACCCGTGCTGATCGCACGTTTCTTGTCGCCCTCGCCGCCGCCACGAACAAAGGTCTTCAGCCTGATCATCGCCACAAGATCAACATTGTCTGTATAGTTTGCCAAAGATTTACGATGCAACCGCAGCGTGTATCTTGAGTAACTATCGCTATCCGGTAGCTCCAAATGCTCCGTATCGGCATGGGCAATGAAGATGACATTCATGCCCTTTTCGTATGCCAGTGACCCAGCCCAGTCTCTGATCTGCCTGTGCTTTTCAGCCGCCGCAGATTGACCAGCACCAAAACCTCCCGCCGCCGCATTGATCGACTTGGCCTTGGGGTCAGCCGCAACAATCTCTGCTTCAATCATAGTCGCTAACTGACTGATCGAATCAATGATCAGCGTCTTGTGCTTGTGGTCCTGCGTGGCAAGCGCCTCAATGGCATCCAGAACGTCTTGGCTGGATGTAGCCAGTGGGAAGAGGCTGACGTTGTCATTGCCCGTAAGGCTGGCCGTGCCGTCCTCCGTGCGAATTATCACCGGGCTATTAAACATAGAAGCCAGTGTTGTCTTCCCCATGCCGCCTTCACCAAAAATGGTCGCTATAATCGGACGCTGACCACTTGGTTTCGACAAACTTTTCAGATCAATTGCCATCATTATTCCTCCACGTTGGTTGCATGCCCGTACGCCACAACATTTTTTGTATAATTTCCTGTTGATCCTCAACAACGTGTAAAAGATCATACCCACTATCGTCTTGAGTAAAGATCAACATTGATTGATTGCCACCCAAGTCTTCATCATCACTGACAAATTTTTCTATCATTTTAACGTGATCTAAATTGACAAGGATTTGTTTTGTCTTTTCCATAATTTTTGTTGTCAAAAAAACCAAACAAGCCATTATACCTGTACCCTCCACACTCTAAATTTATCGTCTTCGCCACGAACCGTGACATTCATTTGAAGCCCCTTGGCCGCTGCGCGAATTGTCATTGTTTCGGTTTTAGTATTTACCAAAATACTGTCGCCAACATTCATCGATAGCAGCAAGTCTTTCCACTTGCCCGACCGACTTTTATCGACTGGCGCAATCGGCACCCCCCGATCAATTTGAATTTCCATTACCAATTCTCCCCAAAGACGAGTTCAAATACCTCGTCCAAAATTTCATCAATCGTTTTCAGTTTCATCGTTCTTCTCCTCTTCATCCCAATTTGGCTCTGGGCCAAGTGACACCTTCACGTCCTTGCGGTAGCGCATGGAACACGACTGCTTGTTTCTCATTGTGCTTTTGCGTTGCTGCTCTGATGTTTTATCACCAGAGCGCGGCCCCCTGTTAATCGACACCATTACAGTGTCTCGATTTTGACGCCGATCTTGCCAGCGCGAGTTGCAAAGGCAGGCGCGATCTTGGCCCACAACTTTGGCTCATTAGCCAGCAAGTAGCGGCAACCAGCACTGTCGGCGCTGATTATTGTCTTTACTGGGTGAAATGGTTTGGGGATTTTGCGGCTAACTTTGTCCCAAATAATGGCGTCAACTTTACGAGACACGGGCTGTGTCAGCGTAATTTTGTGGCCCTCAGTTTTGTGGGATATGGAGCCTTCATCTTTGGCTTCCAGCGCAGCGTTAAGCTGCTCTTCAATTGCGTGGCGCTTTGCCGTCAGCGCCTTTTCTTCTGCCTTGATTACCAGCCAATCGGCTGCAAGAATATCTAAATTAATATTGTCCATTACGTTCTCCGTTTCGCGTTCATTCATTCATTCGTTCATTCTCTACAGAAATTGGTTTACTCTGAAACTTTCAGACTGTAAAGCTATTTTTACACTATTTGTAAAATGGAGCGAAAAATGGAAGAAATGATACCCATTGAGACTATAAGGGCTTCCCTGCAAGACCGCCGACTTACAGTGGTCGCAGAGAAATCTGGCCTCAGTCACCCAACAGTAAAGGCAGTCGCAACAGGCAACGAACGAATCAGTTTGCAGACGTGGAAAAAGCTGTCGGATTATCTGAAGGTGAACAAATGATAGTACAAGATTACTGCTCAAAGCTAGGCTGGTATCTGGTCACTATCCCCGCTGGCTCCAAGGGTCCGACCCGCTTTGGCTGGCAGAAGCCAGAGCAGGCGCTGTCTGATCCAGAAGCCGCCAGAAAATATTATGAGCAGAATCCGAACCACAATGTAGGTCTACTACATGGGGCCAGCGGAACGTGCGCCGTAGACATCGATCATGTGGAATATACACAGATGATCTTTGAAGCACTTGGCATCGATTTCTCAGAGCTAATGCAGTCGGCACCCCAGATAATTGGCAGGGAAAATCGAGGCAAGTTAATCTTTAAGGCACCGCCCGATTTAATCACCCACAAGATTAGTTGGCCTGTCGAGGGGGATCCAAGAAAAAGTGAAGTCGTGTTCGAGCTAAGAGCAGGTGCAGTCCAAGATTGCCTCCCACCAAGCATCCATCCAGACACAGGTAGACCTTACACTTGGGCAGGTCGATCTATCTTTGATGGTCTGCCAGACCTACCAACCCAGCTTCTGACAATATGGAGAGAGTGGGATAAGTTCCGACCGCAAATGATGGACGTTTGCCCTTGGAAACGAGAGCCAGACTTTCAGCCACCGCGCAAGCAGCGGCCAAAAAATGACAGTACATCTGTCATCGATGCCTTCAATCAGGCCCACGATATGCACAGCTTATTAATACAGTATGGATTTAAGCATACGTTCAAGGACAGATACTTGTCGCCAAACTCTACGTCAAAGCTGGCAGGCGTAAAGTTGTTTGAGGATGGCCGTGCCTTCAGCCACCATGCGTCTGACCCCTTCGGAAATCACAGCTTCGATTGCTTTGAGCTATGGCTGCAAATGGAACATCAAGGCAATATCAGAGAGGCCATAAAAGATGCCGCTGGCTTCCTGCACATAAAGCAAGAGCCAGAGGAGATGTCTGCCCAAGAAAAGGCAGAGATATTTTTAAATGGGACAGAACTCTTAGCCAAGATGACAACTAAGCCAAAGCCCAAAACAGACGCAGGGCCATTGGATCACATTCCAGCACATCTGCTGTCGATACCGGGCTGTCTGCAAGACGTTGTCAATGGATATTCAGTGTCAGCCATCAAGCCGCAGCCCCAGTTTGCTGTTCAAGCGGCCATCGCCTTTGGCTCCACAGTGATGGGCAGGCGCTGGGTGACAGACAGGCGCAACTTCTCCAGCCTGTACTTGCTTAACATTGGTGAGACAGGATCGGGCAAGGAACATACCAAGACCGTGCTGGAGCAATATTTGGAGCAGGCTGGACTTGAAGACCTGATCGGCCCCGCAGGCTACACCAGTGGGGCAGGCGTGATGTCTACCCTGATTAATAAGCCAGTACATGTCGCGGTGGTCGATGAGCTTGGCAGGCAGCTAAAGGCGGCAAGTGCATCTGGTATGCAGCACAAGGCAGATGCGTTGACTGCCATCATGGAGTGCTTTGGCCGCACAGACGGCACTCTGAGACCGCAGGGCTATTCCACAATGACGCTCAAGTCATCTGAGGCCGAAAAGCTGGAGAAATATGTGCGGCGTCCAAGCTTGACCTTAGTGGGAATGTCCACCCCCAGCGAGTTTATGAAGGCAATTGGCGGGGGAGATGTGGCAAGCGGCCTGCTGAACAGGTTCCTGATTGTAAAGTCTGAAATCGGCGTCCAGCTATCGCAGCGCAATACAACGTCCACAATCTCAGACCGCCTCGCAAAGTGGGCAAACGAACACGCCCACGCCCACGATGGCGATCTGGACGCAGGCAATATACATGACATGCCCTCCAACCCAATTGAGGTGCCATTTACCCAAGAGGCTGAGAAGCTCTTGCGCGAATACGAAGAGCGGCTGGTGGAGGCCATTAGGAAAGAGACCGGGTCAGGTCTGGAGGCCATGTACAATCGGTCACGCGAAATTGCCATGCGTCTGTCTCTAATTATTGCCCGATCAATGGGACAGGACAGTATCGGCGTGGATGCCATGCAGTGGAGCATCGATTATGTCGAGCATTATGCAGCGGAAACCATCGCAATGTTTCGATCCAATATGTCTGAGGGTCCGTTCGATGCGGCCTGCAAGGCTGTCTTTGTTAAAATCGATGAGGCGGGGCAGGAGGGCATCACTGAGAGCCAACTTGCGAGAGGCGTGTCAGCATTCGCTAATATGGATCGGCGCAAGAGGGCAGACGTTCTGGACGTTCTGGTGATCGACAAGGGCATCCACTGCAAAAATTTAAATGAGGGCAAGCGGGGCCGTCCGACGATGGCGTGGCTGTCAGCAACAACACACTAACAGGGAGAGAAGATATGAACAGATCAGAAATACTCGACACCGCCAAGAAGTACGTCACCAAGGACCGGAACAAGACACACGGCGACATGGAAGATAACTTCACCCTGATCGCTGAATACTGGTCCCTACACTTGGACATGAATATTGAGGCCCATGACGTGGCCGCAATGATGACCCTGCTAAAACTGGCAAGGCTAAAGTCAAACCCAAACGCAAAAGACAATTGGATCGACGGATGTGGCTATCTCTCTTGCGGTGGAGAACTAAAAATCAAGGATGATAAATGATGTCGGGCGAAAATGAACTGGCTGTATTCAAGTCTAAGTGCGCCAAGCAGCGCAGTGAGATTTCGCGGCTAACACAGGCGCTCGATGCCGCTATACAGGCTAATCGGGTTCTGGTGAGGGACTTGCAGTGGATGAGGGGGGAGAGGGGGGAGAGGGATGATTAATTATTACATTATTTATTGCATCGCTAAACATTGGGGTATTTATCAATGATTTCAACGGGTTCTGATTTAATGTATTTATTGCATTTAATGCGACACATTGGGGGGTGTAACCCCCCTGCCCCCCCCTATACCCCCCCCCTTAAAGTGGGGGAGGGGGAGGGTACTGTAGTAATACAATATATATAATAATATATATATATATATATATAATAACTATAAGAACAAGGTGTCTGGGCGTGTCCGATTTATTGCGAAGAGGGGTTCGTAATAATTATGCAATAATTAATTAAATAATCTCACGTTTAACCCTTGAAGTATCCTTAAATGTATCCTATATATAATTGTAGAAACAGGGAGAGAACGAAATGACAACGATCACACTGAACCAAAACAAAATCAAAGTTAACGGACGCACAATCTATGACACATTGTGTGTAGAAAAAATTGAAAAAGTTTCTGGCGGTGTATGGGCTGGAGAAACAGACTGGGGCCATACGTTTCGTATTATCGGTGGGTTTGCTTCTGGTGGTGGCCGCAACGAATGGTTTTTAGAATTTCCACTTGGATACGGTGACCAAGCAGTTCGCGCCAACAGCGCAGTCGAATGCTTCAAGCTAATGGGTCGTGTTTAATCAACAGGGGGGCTACGGCCCCACCACCAATCTGGGAGAAAGAATAATGAGCGATCTAGAAGCATTCACGCTGGCGCTGCGCCTGTCAGTAACCGCGCCAACAGATGAACTCGCAGAGGGGCCACTGCAAATCGCGCAGGAACTCTCAAGGCGGCTAACCGCCAAGCAAGTCAATCAGGCCAAATCAATCATCGAACTGGAGATAGCATAATTTTTTTTAAATACTTTACATATAACCCTTGAAGTATCCTTAAATGTAACTATATGTATATCAAGCAACAGGGAGAGACGAACATGGGATATCAAATCTTAATCAACGGCAGAAGCGCCTTCGGAACAACTTATGGCTTGAGTGCTTTGCAAATGACTATCCGTGACGCCCAGTCGAAAAGCAGGAACAAAAATTTTGCTGGCGATAAAATTGAAGTCGTAAATGAAGATCACACAAAAACATTTTGGTCTTCAGAACTGGAGACAGCACAATGAGTGGCGCAACAGCACAAGAGTTCACAAAGTGGACAGACCACGCCAAGACCGTCGATCAAGACGCCCTCATCTACATCATCCAAGACTGCCGCAATGCGCGGCAGGCAATGAGTGGCTGGAACCCAGCCAAAGAGAATTATTATGCCGATCAGGGCATGACATATTCAGATGAACTCAGGAGGAGAATGAAATGACCGATTACAAAGAACACCTAAAAATTCTAAATAACGCAGCACACGATGCTCTCAGAAAATGCCCACACAAACACCCGCACAAAGAATTTGCTGATCTCCTTCAAGTTGCAAGGATTGTCGATGATATTATCGATCAACAGATAGAGCAACCGCATGACTGAAGAGCAATTCAACCGCATCATTAATGCAATGCCAAATAAAATCGATGAAGACCAAATGATCGCAATCTTCGCAACCATCATTGAGGGATACCAAATGGAAGACAAGTGGCCCGAAATTATGATCGGCATCACAAGATCAATCGGATACCAAGAGGGGACAGTGCATTGACCAGACAGGCCATCAACCGTCAACAGTTCAAGGTGGATCACCTAACCTTTGAGCTTACAGACACAACTTACGCAGTCATAGCTGGTGAGGCCGTACACGCCAAAGACCGTAAGCCGATATTTACCGCCACCATAACCAAGGGAACCGCAACAGAGCTTCGCAGACTGGCCCACCAGTTTGATGAGCGGGAGGATAAATTGTGACTAACAATCTAAGCAAGGCATCGTTTCCCTCAAAAGTAGGAAAAGATAAGAAATCAACTGACGGATTAAAACCAATTAATCGGGCAGCAAAACGCGCAATCAAAAGCGGAACGAAAAGGAAAAAGAAATGATAACTAAATCTTGGGAATTTAGGGGCTACGAGTGGAGCCACGACATGCCAAAATGGGTCCAACAAAACTCATGCAAACGAACGGGTAGCCCAGACCTGTTTGTATACACACAAGCAGCAGAAACCCCCTGCAAGAGCGGCCAGTGGGTGTCAATCGATATGAGAGGCAACATGGAAATCCATGACAAAAAACCAGATGGATGGAAAAAAGAAGTCATCGCCAGTGCCGCATTCGTAATAACAGTTGTAATTGCAATCGTGGCAATGCTATCAATCTAAATGCACTTTCTGCTCAAACTAGCCCCGCTATTTCGCGGGGCATTTTTTTACTACCAAAACAACAAACCTTTTTTTTAATATAATTTTGTATTATATGTAATTTTAAGGGAGTAACGTCATGGCAAAGAAAAAATCAAAAAATCCTGTAGGTAGACCTAAGTTTGAAATCACGCCAGAAGTTCTGGAAGAAGTCGAAGAGATGGCAGGACGTGGATTAACCGTTAATCAAATTGCTATTTGCTTGGGCGTTTCACCCGCAACTATTTACAATAAACAGGCACAATATTTAGAGTTTTTAGAGACTATAAAAAAAGGGAAGGCTGTGGGCCTCAGTAAAGTAACCAATAAGCTATTTGAAAATGCTGCTGTCAAAGGCGATAATGTCGCTATTATTTATTACCTAAATAACAGGGATAAAGACAACTGGTCGAACAAGCATGAGGTCGCAACCACTGTCGAACATAAAAATGTCATAGATTTAACGAGGGTGAGCGATGACCAACTCAGCGCAATTACAGCAGCTTTTAAGCAAGTTGACACTGGAGCAAGTTCAAGCGGAGCGTTACCGCAGATCATTGAGGGAGTTTACGAAGGCAGCTTGGCCGACGATTGAACCGGGCGTTGAGTTCAAAAACAATTGGCACATAGATGCCATCAGTGATCACCTGCAAGCCGTGGTTGAGGGCGACATCAAGCGCCTGATCATCAACGTGCCGCCACGACACATGAAGTCCATCAGCGTGGCCGTGGCGCTGCCTGCGTGGACTTGGGCATCGCAGTCGTCTAAAAAATTCTTATTTGCGTCATACGCCGCCTCCCTGTCGATCAGGGATAGCGTTAAGTGCCGAAGGCTGATCGACAGCCCGTGGTACAAGGCGCACTTCGGTGACAAGTTTAAGCTCACCGACGATCAAAACCAGAAGCAGCGGTTTGAAAATGATCAAACAGGCTATAGGATCGCCACCAGTGTCGGGGGCGCTTTGACTGGGGATGGGGGAGACATTATCGCAATTGACGATCCCCACAATTCGATAGAAGCAGATAGTTCTAAAGTTAGGGAGGGCGTTCTGGAGTGGTGGGATCAGGCCATGCAGACGCGCCTTAACGACCCAAAGACTGGAGCCTTCATCATCATCATGCAAAGATTGCACGAACAAGACCTGACGGGCCATATTTTGGCAAATCAACTTGAGGGAGAGTGGGATCATTTAATGCTACCTGCGCGGTATGAAGTTGGAGCGCCAAATCCAATGCGGTCATCCCTTGGCTTCACAGACCCACGCACAGAGGAAGGCGAACTGCTGTGGCCCGACAGGATGGATGAGAAGACCCTCACCAACCTAGAGCGGTCTCTTGGCTCCTACGCTGCCGCTGGGCAGCTACAGCAGCGACCCAGCCCTAAGGGCGGCGGGATACTGAAGGCGTCATGGTGGGTGCCGTGGGAAAAGGAGGAGCTACCCGAAGTGTCTTATGTAATCCAATCTTGGGACACCGCCTTTGAAACAAAAGAAAGCTCAAGCTACAGCGCACGAACAACGTGGGGCGTCTTCAAGAAAGATGGCTACGACTGCTTGATCGTGCTGGAAGCGTGGTATGACAAAGTCAACTATCCAGAGCTACGCAAGTTAGCGCAGGAGGCATACGATGACTGGGAGCCAGACGCAGTTTTAATAGAGAAGAAGGCCAGCGGAGCAAGCCTTCTCGCTGATTTGCGCATGGCGGGGGTGCCAGTATTGGCATATTCCCCAGATCGTGATAAGGTGGCCCGTGCTCATGCGGCATCTGCCCTGCTAGAAGACGGCAGGATTTACTACCCAAAACGCAAATGGGCCGAAGATTTGATCTCAATATGTGCGGCTTTCCCGGCTGCAAAAAATGACGATATAGTAGACACATGCACTCAGGCGTGGTTAAGGTTACGCAAGGGCTGGTTCCTTGGTCACACTGAAGACCCAGAAGAAGACTACGCTCCAGAGACACAAAGGATGACGCTCTATGGCTGACCCAAATATTATTCCGTTCGCTGAAGGATCGCCCCTAGATGACCTGATGGTCGAAGAACTCCCAGACGGTGACGTTCTAATCGGTGATCCAGAGCTAGACATGCAAGACGAAATCGGTGAGGCAGAGTTCGACAAAAACCTCGCAGAAGAAATCGATGCCCGTGAGCTTGCCCGAAAAGGCCAAGAGCTAATCGGCTTTTACGAAAACGATGAAGCCTCCCGATCAGAATGGCTTGAACGATACAAGGCAGGGCTGCGTACCTTAGACCCAGATGGTGGTTTAGATCAGGGCGATGATGAACGCGCCACCCGTGGACTGTCCATCGTTGTTCACCCCCTAATCGCTGAAGCGGCAACCCAGTTTAATGCCAAGGCCATTGCAGAGCTTTACCCGTCAGGCGGTCCAATTAAGACCGTCATTATTGGCGATCCCGACGAAAAAATCGAGGAGCAGGGCCGTAGGGTGCGCGAGTTTATGAACTGGCAAATCCAAAACGAAATGGTCTCATACTTTCCAGACTTGGATCAAATGCTGTTTCACCTGCCGCTGGTAGGTCAGACGTTCAAGAAGGTTTGGTGGAACGTAAACCTAAATCGACAGTGCAGCGACTTTGTGAAGGCCGAAGACTTCTGCGTGGCACCAGAGACCAAAGACCTCTACACCTCCCCCCGATATACCCACGTCATTAGAATGCCAAAGAACGATTACAATAAGTACGTTCAAAACGGCTACTATCTCCAGACAGAATATGATGGTGGAGACGGTATCGGAACAGGCAGCGGCGATACCATTGGCGAAATCGAGGGCGTCGATGAGTACGGCGACAGCAGTGAAGACGGCACCATGACACTGCTGGAAATGCACGTCTATGATCTGTTCGACGGCATTGACGGCCAAGAAATGGATGAGGACGAGGCCGACGAGAACGCTGTCGCGCTGCCCTACGTCATTACCATCGATTACGATAATCAGAAAGTTGTCAGCGTCAGACGCAATTGGCGCGAGGACGATGAGACAAAAAAACGCCGCGACTGGTTTGTGAGCTATAAGTTCCTACCGGGCTTGGGCTTCTACGGCTTTGGCCTGTATCACATGATCGGTGGACTAGGCAAAGCAGCCACGGGATCGCTCCGCGCTCTCTTAGATTCCGCAGCGTTTAGCAATATGCAGGGTGGCTTTAAGCTGCGTGGCCGTGTTCAAGGCGGCGATATGCAGATCAGTCCCGGTGAATTTGTTGATCTCGACAGTACCGTCGATGACGTGAATAAAGCCATAATGCCCCTGCCCTTCAAGGAACCGTCAGGCTCTTTGTTTAATCTGCTTGGCTTTATGGTTGAGGCAGGCCAGCGTTTTGCCAGCACTGCCGATCTAAATGTTGGTGACGTAAATCCCAACGCGCCAGTTGGATCAACGGTCGCCCTAATTGAGCAGGGCAGTAAGTCGTTCTCAGCAATTCACAAGCGACTGCACTACTCGCAGGGCCAAGAATTTAAAATGCTGGCGGCTCTAAACGCAGAAAACCTGCCAGAAGAATTTACCTTCGCAGTGGCTGGTGCAGCGGAAATCGTTTACGCCGCTGACTTTGATGACCGAATTGACATCGTGCCAGTGTCGGACCCCAACATATTCAGCACCGCACAGCGCATCTCGCAGGCGCAGGCCGTCCTGCAAATGGCGCAGTCAGCGCCACAGCTTCACGATCTTTACGAAGCCTACAAGCGGATGTACGAGGCGCTACGCATAAACAACATCGATGAAATCTTGCAAAAGCCAGAGCAGGCTGTGCAAATGGACCCCATCGATGAAAATATGAGTGTCATGTATGGCAAGCCAATTCGTGCATTCTTGGAGCAGGATCACGATGCCCACATTGCGGTTCACATGCAGTTCATGCAAGACCCCTCTCTGGCAGGCAATCCAGCCGCACAGAAGACAATGGGGCCAATTCTAATCGCGCATATCGCGGAGCATATCGCGCTGCTGTATCGCCTTAGAATGCAGGCAGGCGTGGCAATGGAACTGCCGCCACTGCCAAACTTCAGAGACCCCAAGTTTAAGTTTGAAGAGGTCGATCCAGAACTTGATCGCGTTATTAGCCAACGTGCGGCAGAGGTTGTGCAGGCCGCACCGCAGATGAAGCAAATCGAGGCCATGCGTGGCATGATGGGTCAGCAGGGTCAGCAGGGTCAGGGCAATCCGCTGCAATACGCACAGCAGCTTGCACAGCTTGAGACAGAGGCACTTAAAGCCAGAACGCAGGCGCAAATCCAAGCGGATCAGGCGAAGGCCAAGTCCAGTATTGAGATTAAGCAGGCAGAGGCGCGTCAGGACATGCAGATCGATGCAGCTAAGGCGCAGGCAGACTTGCAGGCAAAGGTTACTAAGCTGGAGGCAGAATTGCAGCTAGAGCGAGAAAAGAACGCCGCAAAAATTCAAATGGAGGCAATGAAGAATGTTCCCCCCACAATCCTATGACTTGCCCCCTGTAAACCCCGCAGCGTTCGGCGGCTTGCCGCAAGAAACGCCGCAGCCGGGTGCGCCCCCGCTTGCCTCCCCAAGTGGGGGTCAGCCGCCACCGATGGACATGAATAAATATTTAATAGACAAGGTTGCTGAGATTCGGCAGCGAATGGGCGCAGGCGATATGGGAGCGTTAAGTAATATCGCTAGTGCCATGCAGCCACCCGCGCAG